CTTGGAATTCCTCCCGATCACCAGCGGTCTCCTGGCCGGCCAGAACTTGAAACTTTTGCCATTTCAAAGGGAAATTATCAATTCAATATATGCCGTGGACGGGAAGGGAAAGAGGCGGGTAAAAACGGCGGTGCTCTCCGTGCCCAGGAAAAATGGAAAAACTCAGCTTGCGTCAGGGCTGGCGCTTTGTCATTTATGTGGTCCCGAAAGCGAGAGCAGAGGCCAAATTTTTAGTGCCGCCTCCGACAGAGAGCAGGCCGGATTGGTCTTCCGAGAAATGCAGGCGATTATACTCAGGACGCCGGAACTGGCAAAGAAATGCAGAATTCAGAGTTTTACAAAGACCATTACGGATCTTGAAACAGGATCAATCTATTGTGCCCTTTCGTCAGATAGCAGAAAGGCACATGGTCTCTCGCCTTCATTTACCATATTCGATGAACTTGCTCAGAGCAAAGACCGCGAGTTATACGACAATCTGGTCACTGGCCGTGGTGCGAGAAAGCAACCCTTGATGATAGTGATCAGTACGCAGACTCAGGACGTCCACCATGTTCTTTCGGGGCTGATTGACTACCATCTGAGCATTCAATCGGGTGCGCTTCCGAATGACCCTACGTTCTACGGCTACGTCGCATCGGCACCCATGGACGCCGATCCGTGGGACGAGAAAACATGGTTCTCCTGTAACCCTGCACTTGGAATATTTAGAAGCTTGGAAGAGATGCGGGAATTTGCGGAAATGGCTCAGAAGATCCCCGCTCAGGAATCGGTGTTCCGGGCGCTCTATCTTAATCAAAGAGTGTCAGCGGAGGGGAGGTGGATCTCAACCGGAGATTTCGAGGCCTGTGTCGGAAATATCCCTGACCTTTCCGGTCGGGAGTGTTACCTGGGGTTAGATCTATCAGCGACTCAAGATTTGAGTGCTGCCAGCCTTTGCTTTGTTCCCATCGAAGAAAATGAGCCATTTTATACGCTGCATTTCGCGTGGTGTCCGGAGAATGGAATCCGGAACCGTTCTAAATCCGACCGTGTACCCTATGACTTATGGCACCGTCAGGGGCATATCCAGAGCACACCGGGCAGTGTGATTGATTACAGCTACATTCTGAAGCGCATCGAGGCGATTAGTAAGCAGTACAATTTAAAAGCCATTCTCTTCGACCGCTGGGGTTCGACGAAAATCGTCAAAGATTTGGAAAATATGGGTTTGACTGTTATTGAGTTCGGCCAAGGCTTCGCGAGCTTGTCGCCACCGAGCAAAGAAATGGAGAAATTGATCCTCTCGCGAAAGATTGTATTCCCTGACAACCCGGCTCTCAAGTGGTGTTTCTCAAATGTGATCACCGAAATAGATGCAGCCGGAAATGTTAAGCCAAGCAAAAAAAAATCAAAAGAGAAAATCGACATGGTGGTATCGACGGTCATGGCGCTTGACGGCGCATTGAGGAACACAAAAAAGGAGGTGACGCCGAGCATCAGTTGGCTGTGATACTGTGAGTTCATAAGAAATCAGGCGGGTCAGGGAATAGCTACCCCTCACCTAAAGCAGAGAAAGGGCAGTGTGGTGCCACACCATCACATTTGCCCTTTTTTTGTGCCTGACACTAAATCGAATCAAAAGGAGGTAACAATGGAAAAAAGAAGTTTTGAAATTGATGTTGGCAGTATTCGGGCGGAAACCCGAACGGTATCGGCGAGCCTATCAAGCGAGCAACCGGTGCAACGTTTTGACGGTGAAGAGGTCCTTTCCCATAAACCTGGGGCCGTGGATCTCTCCAGGGCACCTCTGCCGTTGCTGTGCAGCCACAACAACGCTTCCTTGCCCGTGGGAGTCGTGGAGGGGCTATCTGTGGGGGAAGGAAAAATGAGGGGCACCATCAGACTATCCGCAAACCAAGACAACCTGTGGAGGGATATCTGTGATGGTATTTTGCGAAATTTATCAATCGGGTATCAGATCATCGAGAAACAGAAAACCAAAAAGGGATACATTGCCACAAAGTGGCAGCCGTACGAGTGCAGCCTTGTAGCGGCACCGGCGGACAACACGATCGGCATAGGCCGATCAATTAAAACAAAAGGAGGGTCAAATAAAATGGATCGAAATGATGTTTTAAAGGCAAAGAAAGCAGCAGTTGAGGAGTTGGCCGAATTGGCCAAATCCGGTGAAAATGCCGAGAAAATGGAGGAATTAAAAGGTGAAATCCGATCCCTGGACAGTCGCATCGAAGCTTTTGACATGGCCGAGCAGGGGAAGAAGGATGTGAAGGGATTTGTCCCGGAGGTCAAAAAGGCAGACCGTTCAATGCTTGAAGTGGTGGGCGGACCGGCGAAGGATCGTACCTGGGCCGGGATGTTTAACCAGGGCCGGAAACTGGAAATCAACGAAGAAGAGATCAGGGTTTTTCGGGCCAGTATGGTAACCAGTGTGCCTTCATCCGGCGGATTCAGCGTGCCGGAACCCCTGGCCGCTCAATGGCTTGATGATTCTCTCCCGAATGAAATTATTAGGCCGCGGTGCGTGGTCTGGCCGATGGAATCATCTACGCGTAAGGTCCCCGGATGGGATGGGTTCGACCAATCAGCGGGTGCATACTTTGGCGGCTTCGCCATGGAGTTTTTGGCCGAGGAAGGCGAAGGAAACAAGCAGACAGGAAAGCTCCGCATAATTCAGCTTACAGCGAAAAAGGGTGCCATCTTCGTTGATGCCAGCGCCGAGCTTATCGAGGATGGTCTGGGCTTCGATGCACAGCTTGAAATTGCTATGCGGAAATCCATCAGCCTGGGAATGGACTACTATCTGCTTCGAGGCGTAGGGGCTGCAGAGCCGTTAGGCGTAATCAATTCGCCCGGCGTTATTTCAGTGGCCAAAGAAACGGGCCAGCGTATGGATACACTTTGTTTTGAGAACGTCTCAAAAATGTTTGCCCGTATGTATCCGGCCGGTCGCAGTAAGGCCGTTTGGATAGCAAACGAAACCTGTCTTCCCCAGCTCATGACGGGATTGACCGTGGCAATCGGGACCGGCGGATCATGGGTGAATATCTTTAACGAGAGTGCCGGGACCTTTTCAATTTTCGGTCGTCCGGTTTTGTTTACTCCGAATTTGCCTGTTCTGGGTGATGCCAACGATATAATTTTCGTTGATCTCTCCTGCTACGCATTGGGCATTCGCCGAGAAATCAAACTGGAAAAATCCAACATTCCTGGATGGACAATAGATCTGGTCAGCTATCGCGTTTTAGTCCGCTTCGATGGCCAAGGGGCCTGGTCCGCCGCAATTAGTCCACGAAATGGCGACAGCTTATCATGGTGCGTCGGTTTGGCCGAACGTGCTTAAACAATTAACCATGGGCGGCCTGATGTTTGGGCCGCCTTATTTAAAAGGAGAACTTATGAACTTCTCATTCTTTAAAAAGCGAAATTGGGCGAACCTGGATGCCTTCGAGGGTCGGGAAACATCATCCGGCGTCAATATCACTGAGAGCGTGGTCATGGGCATTCCGGCCGTCTATGCCTGTATCAGGGTTTTGGCCGAGTCGATAGCCGCCCTGCCATTAATAACCTACGTCCGAATGGACAACGGGGACAGGGAAAGAGCAAGGGATTTTTCCCTATATCCCCTTCTCCATGATGCGCCAAATCCACTGATGACCTCATTTGAACTTCGTGAGCTGCTCGTGGGCCACTTGTGCCTTCGTGGGAATGCGTATTGCTTCATCGAGCGTGATGGAGGAGAAGTGGCGGCGCTATGGCCTCTGCATCCTGATCGGATGACGGTGGAAGTGTCCGGCCGGGAGCTGATCTATAAGCATCAAAACGACGGCACCGAGAAAAAATATCCCATGGCGGACATCCTGCACATTAGAGGGCTATCTGCCGATGGTATTATCGGATATTCCCCGCTGTCACTGCTTAGGGACTCTTTCGGCTACTCTAAGGCCGTACAGGAGTACTCCAGCAGCTATTTCCGCAATGATGCATCACCCGGGGGGATACTGACCACTCCCGGCGTCTTGAGCGTACAGGCACACTCGAATTTGAAGGGCGCATGGGCTGAGGGGCATCAGGGGAATGGGAAGCATCACAAGACCGCGATCGTGGACAATGACCTCAAATGGCAGTCAATCGGAGTGTCACCCCAGGACAGCCAGATGATCGAGAGCCAGAAATTCAGCGTTGTGGAGGTTGCCAGGTGCTTC